TGCAAATGCACTGGAGTGGAGGGCAGCAGCCTTCCTAAGCCAGGACATGACAGCACACAAGGAGATTTGGGCAGAAGTAGACCAACATACGGACAATCAACTTCGCTTAGGTTTGCCTTCACGTTTAATGGCAAAAACTTTTGTGTTCCGTCTGATTTATGGGGGCTCCGCTTACTCGTATGCCAACGACCCAGACTTTGTATCCGTGAGCCGTTCTGAAAAGTATTGGCAAAACATCATTGACCAGTTCTATGAAAAGTATAGTGGTTTACGTAAATGGCATACAAATCTAATGCAAGAAGCTACTACAAAAAGCTGTATAACGTTACCAACAGGAAGAGTATACTATTATGAGCCAAAACAACAACGAGGAGAAATGGTATGGCCTAGAACAACTATTCTTAATTACCCAGTGCAAGGCTTGGGAGCAGACATCATGGCTATTGCCAGGGTTGTATTGCATAATCGTCTAAAGAAATTAAATATACCAGAAGTAAAACTTGTTAACACTGTACACGATTCTATTATTCTAGATGCTCCTGATGAGCATACAGATATGCTATCAAATCTTATTTTAGATGTATTTGAAGCAGTACCTAAGAACTTTGAAAAACTATTCGGAGTACCATTTAACCTACCTATGAAAGCCGAAGTGGAGTTCGGTAAAGATTGGAAAAATATGCAGAAATATGTTGCAACACCTTAATATTAATGGTATAATATATATACACACTGAGAAAGGAAACACATGATTATTACTATTGTAAACGTATCATCTCCAGAATCAAAAGGTACATGGCAGTCTTTAGAAGTTATTTATAAAGACGAGATGGGTCGTACAAACAACCGCAACATTGTATCGTTTGGTAAAACTGCTAAAACCTTTGTAGACATTCAAGAGTATGCTAATGGTGACGTTGTAGAAGTTACAACAGAACAAACTACAGGTAAAGATGGTAAACCATACAACAACTGGATTGCTGTAGGTGCAGTTGGTACAGTACCTAAATCTTCAGCACCAGCTGCTAAGAGTTCTCCTACAGCGACAGCAGCTCCTAAAGCTGCGGGAGGTGGTGGTAACTGGGAAACACCTGAAGAACGTGCTAAGCGTCAAGTGTTTATTATTCGTCAGTCTTCTTTGTCTACTGCTGTTGCTACTCTAGCTATTGGTGGTAAACCTACACCTACAGGTAAAGCTGTTATTGCTTTAGCTAAAGAGTACGAAGCATATGTATTTGGTTTAGATACTGACGTAGCAAACTTTGATGACTTTGACGACGACATTCCACTATAATGTTAGCCTTACTTGATGGAGATATATTCTGTTATCGAGTAGGGTTCTCTACTGAAGAAGAAGAAGTTGGTATAGCTAAGTGGCGTGTAGATGAGATGATACAAGATTGTCTAAACGTCACAGAAGCTACATCACATAAAGTCTACTTAACAGGTAAAGATAACTTTCGATATACTATTAATAAAACATATAAAGCTAATAGGTCTGACAAACCTAAACCAAAACATCTACAAGATTTACGTAACCATCTAGTATCTAAGTGGTCTGCAGAAATTGTAAATGGTATGGAAGCTGATGACGCTATGGCAATCAATCAAACAGACAGTTCTATAATCTGTACAATTGATAAAGACTTATTACAAGTGCCTGGTAAACATTATAACTTTGTAAAGAAAGAGTTTCAAACTATTACTCCTTGGCAAGGTTTAGTTAAGTTTTATACTCAGTTTCTTGTTGGTGATAAAGCTGATAACATTATAGGTATAGATGGTATTGGTCCTGTAAAGGCTGAGTCTTACCTTAAAGGTTGTAAGTTTGAGTTTGAGTTGTTTGATAGAGTTAAGAAGATGTATAACGACGACGAACGTATGCTTATGAATGGTAGATGTTTGTACATGAAACGTACACTAGAAGACGATTGGATTGACCACTACAATGAACTCAAAAAAGAACTGGACGGAAGGAAGGCTTCGTAGTTTTATTACATCTACTATACGAGGTGGGTTCCGAAGGTACCCTCCTAAGTATGAGGTGTTAAAAGAAGCTTTCTGGGGTAAAAAGGTAAACAGTAAGACAGGTAGGATGAGTGCTCACTATACATGTAACTTATGTAAACATGAGTTTCCTACCAAGGAAATACAGGTAGACCACATAGAACCTGTAGTAGACCCTAAGATAGGTTTTGTATCTTGGGATAGCTTTATAGCTAGACTCTTCTGTGATAAAGAGAATCTACAAGTGTTATGTAAACCATGTCATTTGACTAAAACAGCTAATGAAAAGAAAGAGAGAAAAAATGCGTCTACACAATATTAACATTGATGAAGGTGGTACACACGACTTTGATATTAGTATGACTTCAGATGAGGTACAATTTTTAGTTAACCTTGCTTTAGACTATCTAATTGATAAAGAATATATTGAACTTAACAAGACACAATCAGAGTATGACATTGACTTACTCAACAGTCTAGATAAAGAGGACATGTTTAAAGCATGAAAATACTTTTATTAGATATTGAAACAGCACCTAACCTAGCTCACGTATGGGGTTTGTGGCAACAGAACGTTGCTATCAATCAAATCATGGAGAGTGGTTATACATTATGTTGGGCTGCTAAATGGTTAGGAGAGGAGAAAGTTTACTTCTCTTCTAAACAAGACCACACCGATATAGAAATGCTTGCTGGTATACATGAATTATTAGAACAAGCTGATGCTGTTATATCTTATAATGGTGTTAAGTTTGATATCCCTACTCTCAACAGAGAGTTTGTTGTACACAACTTTGCACCACCTAGTCCTTATAGACAAATAGATTTACTACAAGTTGTTAAGAAACAGTTTCGCTTTCCATCTAACAAGCTAGACTATGTAACACAAGCTCTAGGTGTTGGTAAGAAAGTAAAACACATTGGACATGAGTTGTGGGTTAAGTGTATACAAAAGGATGAAGAAGCCTGGGCTATGATGAAAGAGTATAATGTTAATGACGTAGTCATTCTAGAACAAGTATACAATAGACTCTTGCCTTGGATTAAGAACCATGTAAACGCTGGTCTCTATCAAGACAATAAAGAAGTATGTCCTAATTGTGGTGGTACACATTTACAGAAACGTGGTTTCTCTTACACACATACTAACAAGTATCAACGTATGCGTTGTAATGGTTGTGGTAATTGGTTCCGTTCAACTAAAGCAGAGTCTACACCAGGCCGCAGATATGTGAACATAGCATGATGGATTTTATTATAATAGTATTATTATTATGTTTTCTGGCGGAGAGGGTGTAGTTCATGGCATTAACACTTGAAGAACTTAAAGAAAGGATGGCAGAACGTATGGATGAACAATCTATTTTAGAAATATTAGCTATTGACTCTTATCAATTAGTAGAAGCTTTTTCAGATACTATTGAAGAGATGTACGATAAAATTTCACCACAAATGGAGGATGACTTCTTTGATTAATCTGGACTTTATAAAATTAAATGCGTTACCTATTGTTGCAGTCGCTGCTTTTGCTGGTGGTTTATATGTTAGTCATCTATACCATACAGCTATAGAAGTTCAACAAACTAAGGTGTTGTTACAACAAGTAGAGAAACAAAAAGAAATAGACAGTAATACTATTGTAACACTACAAACTAACTTAGACTCTTTACAAAAGAGCTACATTACTCTAGGAGAAAAGATTCGTGAAACAAAACTTACTACTACTCCTTGTACCGTTACTACTGATGGTATCAAGTTGTGGAATGAATCAAACATCTTTAAGGCAAGTTTGCCCACAGATACCAAAACCGTTATTGAAACCTCCAATGCCTCCAGTGGAATTAACATTGAAGAACTCTTCCAAAACAAATTAGCTAATGATGTTATTTGTAATGGTATGAGAGCACAACTAGAATCAATTATTAAATGGAATGAAGACACTTATGGCAACTGAGTTAAAAGATTATAATCGTTATATCCATGCAAGCCGTTATGCTCGCTGGATTGAAGATGAAAACCGTAGAGAAACCTGGGAAGAAACTGTAGACCGTTACATCTCTTTTTGGGTAGAACGTTTTGGTGATGTATACCCAGCAGAAGATGTACGTAAGGCTATTCTTAATATGGATGTTATGCCTTCTATGCGTACACTAATGACAGCTGGTAAAGCTTTATCTAAAGATGAATTAGCAGGTTATAACTGTTCATACATTGCTATTGATAATCCTAGAGCTTTTGATGAAATCTTATATGTACTTATGGTAGGTACAGGTGTAGGGTTTTCTGTGGAGCGTCAGTTCATTACTAAACTACCTACCATTGCAGAGGAGTTCCATGACACCGAAACAACAATTACAGTTAAAGATTCAAGAATTGGATGGGCAGCAGCTTACCGAGAACTTATATCTCTCCTCTATAGCGGAGTGGTTCCAAAGTACGACGTCAGCAAGTTACGACCAGCGGGTGCTAGGCTCAAAACTTTTGGTGGACGTAGCTCAGGCCCACAGCCGCTTGTCGACTTATTTGAGTTCACTATTAATAAATTTAGAAACGCAGCAGGACGTAAACTAAACAGTTTGGAGGTCCATGATGTTGTTTGTAAAGTTGCTGATATTGTTGTGGTTGGTGGTGTGCGACGTTCTGCTCTTATTTCTCTTAGCAATCTTACTGATGAGCGTTTACGTATTGCTAAATCGGGAGCATGGTGGGAACAAGACGGACAACGAGGGTTAGCTAATAACTCAGTAGCATACACAGAGAAACCTGATATGGGTATCTTTATGAAAGAATGGGAAGCACTATATGAATCTAAGTCAGGAGAACGTGGAGTCTTTAACCGAGTATCAGCTACAAACAAAGCAGCTAGTACAGGACGTAGAGACACAGTTGGATTTGACTATGGAACAAATCCATGTGGTGAAATCATTCTTAGGTCTGCAGGACTATGTAACTTGTCAGAGGTTATTGTGCGAGCTAACGATACCGTTGATACACTTAAGGACAAAGTTAGAGTTGCTACAATCATTGGAACATTCCAGTCTACGCTTACTAACTTCAGGTATGTTAGACCTGTATGGAAAAACAATGCTGAGGAGGAACGACTTCTAGGTGTATCACTAACTGGTATTATGGATAATAAATATCTATCAGACCATTCTAATAAAGAGTTATCAAGTTCATTAGAGGAGCTAAAACATTATGCAGTTGTCACTAATAAAAAGTGGGCTGACAAACTTGGGATTAACCCTTCTGTGGCTATTACTACTATTAAACCAAGTGGCACAGTCTCCCAGTTGGTGGATAGCAGTAGTGGGATTCATCCTAGGTACAGTCAGTACTATATTAGAACTGTACGAGCAGATGCAAAAGACCCGCTTGCAGCCTTCCTCGAAAGTCAGGGAGTACCTTGCGAACCAGATGTTACTAAACCAGATAGCGTTAGAGTCTTTAGCTTCCCGCAACAAGCACCGCAAGGGGCGGTCTTAAGAGAGGATATGACAGCGATAGACCAGTTAGAACATTACCTATTGTTTAATAAACATTGGGCTGAACATAACTGTTCTATTACTGTATATGTAAGAGAGCATGAGTGGTTAGAAGTTGGTGCTTGGGTGTATAAGAACTTTAATGAAATTGGTGGTGTAAGTTTCTTACCATACTCAGACCATAGCTATCGTCAAGCTCCTTATCAACCCTGTAGTAAAGAAGTATATGATGAGGCAGTATCTAAGTTCCCAGAAATTAACTGGGGTAATTTTTTAGAAACAGAGGACACCTTAACAAGTTATAAAGAATTAGCTTGCGTTTCTGGTGTATGTGAGGTATAATGTATATATCATTAAGTTTTATTACAGGTATGGCAGTTGGTGTAGAGTGGGTTGAGTTAGATAAAGATTCTTATATCGTATTTGACCTACTTATTTTTAGAGTAGCATTTTCATTTAACTAGATAGGAGATAGTATTATGGCAAATTTTACACAAGCAGTAATTCGTAAATTAGAAAATGGTTACGTAGCATCTATTACAAAACTAGATGTAGGTGAACGAGGTCTTCAACCAGTAGAATCTCATCACATTGCTAACAACGAAGCTGAAGTATTAAAATTATTAGAACTTGGACATGAAACGTCTTCTGTAATCGCTTCATAACGCATTATAATAGAGTAGCCTAAGCTACCATATCAAAAGAGCCCTGTAATTGCTTACAGAGCTCTATAGATACCTCTATGAGGATTTGTACTCATTCTAGCTAATTTACGGGTGGCCAGCCATCCTTTTCTCCTTAGATTAGTTAGAGTGGGTCTTTTTTTTTACTTATTCATAACGTACATTGTTACTTCAAAGCCAAAACGCATTTCAGTAGCAGCTGGTTTAGTCCACATGATGTATCTCCTATAGCTCAGTACAATATTATACTGTACATATATTATAACACAATGTAACTAAATTGTAATCAGTATAATCATTAAAATAGTAGGTGCAAATTCGATAGCTATTACATGTAACGCAGAAAGCCGAAAAACTCGTTACTTGCTATATCCTCTGTTGTCGGCTTAACCACCTACAAAGTTTTACCTGTTAGAAAGTATTCTCTTTCATTCTGTCTACGTCTAAACAAACCTTCACTTCTTTTACCACCTGCATTACACCATTTTAGAAACTCGTTAGATGCTTCACCATACAGTTGCTCATTAAGTTTTCTTAATAGAGTAGATGTAGCAAAAGCATGAGCTCCTACGTTGTATGTAAAAGATACAAGAGCATCAAATTGGTTTTGTGATAATGCTACCTCTACTGCAGAGTTAATAGCTGTAACAGCCCACTGTACATCTTTCTTTAACAGAGCAGTAGCTTCCATAGAACCTATAGTACCAAACACTTCACCTTGTACAATCTTATGTCCAAACCCTATAGTAGCAAAACCTGCTATGTCTTTATAAGGTACTGCACTGTACCCTTCAAACTTCTTTATAAGTTCTAAACCTTCTTTAGATATATTCATTATGTAGCCTGTGTTTGTGCTGTTAAAATACCATTAGTAAATGTCATACTACCTTGTGTACCACCTGTAGTAAGAGCAGCAGTTGTAATAGTAACAGATATACCTGTAGATAAATTTTGTACTGTAGCATATTCATTAACAGTAAGATGATATCTATTTAGACTATCTCCACCTTGAATGTTATTAAGAGTGTTATGGTCTCTGGTTACTATGTTATCTATATTACTGTTAGAGAAGTCTAAACTATTAAAACTAATACCAGAACCATTGTTTTGAAACTTAGAGTACAAAGCAAAGAACCATTCTCTCCACTCAAATGTATTGCCTACAGGTGTCTGTGGTATTGGTGGTAATGTTAATGCCATTAATCTTCCTCACTATACTTAAAGTCTGTAGCATAACCTAGCTTGTGTAGCTTAGGTAATTCTTTTTCTAAACGTTCACCAATGTCATCACGTACAATAATGGAGTTAGGTATCTCAATAGAGTCCATTACCTTGTACGCTTTCTTTGCAGCTTCCTTAACATTAGTTGCGGTTCCAGTAGTAACAAGAACGTAATCGCCAGCAGTAACGTACATCTCTCTTTCAACAATAGCACCATCTTCAAATATAGGGGCCTTCCCTAGTTTAACTTCACACAAGTGTACATCATCGGCTACCTTTTCATATCCATATACAGGGAACCCACTAGGGTCTCTACCAGTAGACTTAGTAAAAGGAAAGTCTGGAATAGCAGCAAGTACACCTACCGCATGTTTATAACTAGCACGTAATGTATCTACACCTTCAATAAGGTCTACCATCCACTCTACAGGGTCTCCCACATGTAGACTAGCTTGTATATTAAATAAAGGCCATCCAGGTCTTGTAGTCCATTCTAGGGGACGTGGTTTACCACTACTATCATCAATAATAAAAGCAAGGTCTACATAACCAACATAGTTAATATACGATAGATAGTCTTCTAGTTTACCTAGTGTATCATCAAACAATTTAGATTGTTTAACATACTTAAGCACAGTACCCATCTCACCAGTATTAACTCCGTAGTTAGATGGCATAAGTTTCTTAAACTCAAAGTTTTCACACTTAAGTTTATTAAAACCATGTGGTCCAAACCACCCACCAACAGCTATTTCAATACCACTAGAGAACTCTTGTAGAATAAATGGTTGCTTGTTCTTACCTTTACTCTTCCAACGCTCTAACATAAATATCATGTCAGCAGGGTTTTTAGAAACATAGCTTAGTGCTTTGTCAACGTCTCCAGACGGCTTAGAGACATAACGTACTGGGTGTGCTTTAACATGCTCAATAGCAGAGTTGTAGTCATTAAAACTTGTAGAAGGAATAACATCTAAACCTGCTTTCTCTAAAATATTCATACCAAAACTACGGTCTAGTTCTAAATCAGAACCAGTGTTATTAGCACCAATAATAGGGTACCCTTCTTTATGGTACTTCTCTAACTTGTGCATTTCATATGCATTGTCAGACAATACAATAATATCAGCCCACTTCATGTGCTGTTCCCAGTTAGCTACTCTAGGTATAAAACCCTTACCAATCTCAGAGACGTGTCCACGTACTTCACGTTGCCACTGTTTTACATAATGACCTGCTAACATACACTTCATAGCAAAGTCAGTAAAGGCTCCTGCTGGGTCTATTAAAAGTACGTTCATTTCTTAGCAGCCTCTCGTTGTTCTTTAAATTTCTTCTTTTTAGCTTCTTCACGTTTTATAGCACGTTCTCTTTTAACTTCTCTAGAAGAATGCTGTGCATCTGTTTGACCATAAATAGTAACACCTAATACACCTAATATAGCACGCTTAGCAGCTTCACCTGGAGGAGCATTAAGCATAGCTGACACAGAGAATGGTAATGCTTGTTGTAACACAGCAGCAATACGACCTGCAGATGTATTGTCTTTAATCATAGGAGCATCTGGACTAGGGTAAGCTTTACCAGTAGTAGCAATAACAGCAGCTTTAGGTAAGATAGACATCTTGTTACCAGCTGTTTTAGAGAAGTCACCTATCCACTCATAAAACTCCATAGCATGTTTAGCTAACTGTACAGATGTACCATCACCTAGTTCTACACGAGTCTTATCTTTTTTGTTATCCCAAATAGCATGTCCAGAGAAAGCATAGTTAAGACCATTCAACAAAGTTGTCCATAGAATAGCAGTATGTATAACATAACGTCTAGCTAGGTCTTCCCTAGTTGTAGCATTAATAATACCTTTAACACCGCCTTTAATATCCATACTCTTAGGTAAAGCAGCTGTACCAGAACGAATAGCAGAGATAGTCCAGTCAGGTGCAAACATAAGCATTTGCATTACTTGTCTACCAGGCTTACTATATGCTTTCATAGCAATGCTACGTAAAAAGTTGTTGTTAACTTGGTCTGCAATACGTAACCAGTTCTGTCCACCTAAAGAGTCATTAACATGCTTAGCTACTTCTTTAGCTATCTGTTCATCAGGTAAGTGTGGATTCTTAGCTTTAATGTTATGAAATAATTGATGTGATATAAGAAGCTTACCACCTGTATGAGCATAATCCCAAGTAATTTGATTCATACGATGTAGAGTATTTCTATCTACAAAGTCAGCACCTTTTTCTGCTATAGTTGTACCTAAAACTTTATCAGTCACTTGTCCTATTTTAGTAAGCATACCTGCGGCTACATGAGGGTCTTCAGATGTTACCTCTAACCCTTGTTTCATAAGCATTTCAGTTAACTTAGCATGAGGACCACCCATACCCATAAAATCTTTATAAGCTTGTACAACACCAGGAGTACCAGGCATCATTGACTGCATAGTCTCTTTAGGAGCCATTAAGAACCTAGCCATAGTAAGGTTGTTTGCATGGAACAAACTACCTACAGTGTTTATCATCTTAACTTTATTAGTTAGGTTAGCTAAAGCACTTACAATCATACCAGGGTCTTTTTGTCTCCACATATGCTCTAATAATGGAACATATTCAGGATGTACAAAATACCCTTTCAAAGGGCTAGACTCTTCAGAAGTAAATGGTTGGTACTTCTCTTGTTGTACCATTAAAGGGTCTTTAGATAGAATAGGTTTACCTTCTAAATTTAAATTTTCTAGATGGTCTATAAGCTGTTTTTCCATAACAGCCTTACCCATAGCTTTCATATAAGCAGCATAGATTTTACCATAATCACGCTCTACTTTAATACCACGTAAAGGTAGGTTAGTATCTTTCATACCTTTTCTACGAAGCTCATCCTTAACTACAGCTTCTAAGTCTCGTATAGTTCTATATTTACGATGTTGAGTATAGTCTCTAACAAGTTTTTTACCAGTAGTAGACTCACCTTCTAAAGCAGCTTGTAAGGCTATCTTCTCTTCTTTAGTACCTTCAAACTTAGACCAGTCAATAACGTGAGGAATATAGTTTTTTATTAAACGTTCCATAAGACCAAGTTCTACAGCCCTATTACCAACCTCTTCTATATGGGCATCCATTTCTTTTTTAACTTCAATGGCCACTTCTTCAGAACCTACATGCTCACCCTCTTTAGCACCAAGAGAACGTCTATGTTCTATAGCAGCCTCTAAACCCTTTAGTTTTTCTTCTAAGTGACCATACTGACCACCAGGATGGCTTGCAGCATCTGGATTTTTCTTTAGATAGTTAGCCCAAAATTTTTCAGTATTAGGCTTTAATTCTCTAGCAGCACCTCGTGTAACTTTACCACCAGATAAAGCCCAAGTATAAATGTCTGTAACATCTTTCATACTTTGTAGAGTTCTAAGTTTGTCTTCATCACCAAGTAACAAGTCACCTTGTTTACCAGTTAAAGGTACTTCAGTAGACACAGTCATTTGTTTACGAAGCTTCTCATCAGGAACAGCTTCATTAAGTTTTTCTACAGTTGTATCTACAATGTGGTCATTAGCACGAATAGCATCTAGAGTATCAGCAGTAGCTTCTGTAGCGCCCTTACCTTTGTGTACAGATTCTAGACCTTGAGATGTAACAGGATTAGTTTCAGACTCTACCTTACGTACTGTAGTAAGAGCATCTGCTATTTTTTTATTCATAGACTCAGGGAATACCATGCGAGTAAGCTTAGTAGGTTTACCACCAAGTACAGGCATAGCAGCTGCAGATATAAGAATCTTAACAGGGTCTATCTTCTCATCAAAAGCAGCTTCTTTAGCAGTTTCTAAACCACCACCTACAGTAGCTAGAGCAGCTGCCTTCTTAATAGAGCCAGGTTTAGACAAACCACCTGCAAGAGGGAATGAGGCTAGTTCACCACCAAAAGAAGCATAAGGATGCTCTTTTTCTGTCTTAGCTAAATATTTTTTAGTTTTTTCAGGTAGCAAGGCCTGTGTAAGTTTTTCAGTGCCATAACCAGCACCAATACCAGCAAGAGCAGTTCCTATAATTTGTACAGGAATAGATACACCACCAGTAGCTACAGCTAAACCAGTTTCAACTGCAGCCATAGTACCTACAGCAGCTACAGAAGAAGGAATGGACTCAAGCATATGAGCACCAAAAGCTTCTAAAGCAGATGTAGTTTCTTTAGGTTTAGGAGTTGCAGTTTTAGCTTCAGGAGGAGCCCAAGCACCAGCTGCTTCTGGAGGTATCCAAGTCTTCTGTGTACTTTGTACTTCTGGAGGAGTCCACTCAGCCATTATTTACTACCTTTAGTATGTTCTACCCCATTCCAGATATATTTTGCACCATTAGCTAGTTTATCATATTCAGCTTTAGAAGTAATTGTTACTGCCTTACCTGCAGGTTTTGCAGCAGGTTTAGCTTCTTCTTTTTTATCAGTACCATAAGTGGCATCTCGTAAGTCTTGGCTATAAGTTTGTAGTTCATTCTTAGCATTATCTAGTTCTGTTTGATTAGCCTCTAGTTTACGTTGTATAACAGCCTTAGCTGCTGCTACATCTTCTTCAGGAGCTAAACTCTTATCTAGTTTAGACATTTGAGATTCTAAATTTTTATTTTCAGACTCTAGAGTATTAACATAGCGTTGTTGTGCACCTACAACTTTATTAACATCACCAATGTGTTTTTCTTTATCAGCTGCAGTTTGTTTACTTCTTTGGAAGTCTAAACTAGCACTCTTATAAGTACGAGCATCAGCTAAAGCACGGTTACGTGTAGCTAAAGTATTATTATGATAACGTTCTGTTTCTTTTAAGGTATCTTCTTTAATTTTCATACCTTGTGCTTTTAACTGCATGTCTGTAGTTTGTTTAACTGTACGACCTGTATTAATCATAGCATTAGCAACAGCTTCTCTTTGATTACGAGGTACAGACATTAGCTTAGTAGCTTTTTCATTATCTTGAGTAGATACTTCTTTTAAAAGATTATACCAGTTTTCATCAGTAGGAGCAGTTAAATAACCTTGAGCCATTTGTCCATAAAACTCAGCTTGTTTACCTTTTAAAATTAAACCATCTGTTTGGCTCTTCATAGCCTTATTACTTAAGCTATCTAATTCAGCTCTAAACTTTAAAGCCATTTCTGGATTATTGTTCTTAGCAGAGTTAAGCATAAGAGCTTGTAACTGTTTAGCTTGTTGTTGATAAGTTTGAGCTTGCTGTTGATTAGCAGCCATTTCATTTTTAAAGTTAACAGCTCTCTCACGGTCTTCACCTGTAGTTTCAGATACAGGGTCATAACCACCAGGACCAGCCTCTTCTTTACGAGGTGTTAATTGTTCTTGAGGTTGCATAGATTTAGCTAGAATATCAGCTACACCTTTAGACTCTTGTTGTCTATCAGCATAAGCTTTCTTTTCAGCTTCTAATTCAAACTTACCACGTTCAGCTTGTG